CTCGGTTCGCGCCGACACCCGGGAGCAGGCCCGCTCCCTGTTCGCCGCGCTGCTCGACTCTCGCGCTCAGGGCGTGCGGTGGGACGAGACCGGAGACGCCGCAGTGGATCGCCGACGCCGGAGGGAGGCAGAGCTGACCCGCGCGACCATCGCGCGGTGCGCCGCCGCGATCCGAGGGGACAGCACGCCGACGGAGGGAGGCGACCGTGGCTGA